ACGGTTGATAGAACGGCATAAGGGGGTGAGGAAATGAAAGAACTTGATTATCTTAAAGATATGCTCTGTACGGAATTAAAGAAAATTACACAACAGAATGATTTCACCACCTCTACGCTTGAGACTGCCAATAAAATCGTGGATATGCTCAAGGACATTGAGGAGATTCAGGGCAAGGAAGAAAATCATCAGTACGAGAAGGATGGCTCATATGGTTATTGGGGGGTAGGCTATGGTGGACGTATGCCATATAACGATAGATACTCTTATGGAAACAATAATATGAATATGGGTGGTAGAGGCAATTATGCCTATGACGATGGTTATAGTCGTATGAGTTCTTCAGATAAAATGATGAATGAACTTCAGATGATGATGGATGAGTCCACTTCGTCTCGTGACAAAGCAATTATTCAGAGGGCTTTAGACGAACTGAAGAAATAATATATATAGAGAGGTCTTGCTTTAGTAGACGATTCATAAATTTTAAGAGAGGAGTTCATTCTCCTCTCTTTTTTTGGCTTTGTAGTGTAGAGGAAACACGCAACTCTGTCACAGTTGAATCCCCGGATCGTTACCGGGCATAGCCGTTATCTCATTAGAGAAATATAAGAAACAAAGGAGAAAATATTGAAACAAATTCAGAAACAGTATGCAAAGGCGATTTTAAACTCGCCGTACAAACACATTGTCACTGGAACGAAAAACAAATACTACATTATGGAAGACAGGCGTAGTATGCAGATTCTTCAGCGTGTCATAAATGGTGAAGATATTTCAAGGAGAAAAAAACGTGGTTAACATTAAGCCTCTTGAGGGGCAAAGTGAACTCTCCTATCTTTGGCAGATTGGACAAGCAAAGGACGGTGGCACATATGATGGAACATGGGATGATATCGCATATCTTATGAATTTTTATTATAGGAATGACGAGTCTGAATACAGAACATCAAGTGCTTATCGCAAGCCATATGAACAAGCGAAAAAGTTTTATGAGAGCGGTGTTTTCAATAAGTTTAGCGAGGATGAATATCTCAATAAACTTAATGCCACTAAAAGAGAGGCAGAGCGTGAGAAAGTAAAACTCAGGGATGAGAGACGTGCTTGGAGCAAGCAGAATTACGCTGACGCACGAGCCGAAGATATTTTAGACAAACTATCTGACTCTCTCGTTTCTATTGGTAATATACAATTTCCAAATCATCCTGTTAGCGGCTTTACGTCTGACAATGACATGATTGTTCTTTTGAGCGATCTTCACATTGGTGCTACATTCGACAATCGTTTTGGGCGTTTTGATACGGACATTGCTATAGAAAGAATGTCGGAACTTGTAGAAAGCGTTATAGAGTTACAGAAAATGCATAACTCTGAAAACTGCTATGTCTTATCCCTTGGTGATCAGATTAGCGGAATTATTCATAAGACTGTTCAAGTCACAAATCGTGAGAATGTTATTGATCAGGTAAAGATTGCCACAGAGTTGATTAGTAATTTCTGTTATAAACTGTCCCAACATTTTAATAATGTAAATCTGATTTCTGTTAGTGGTAATCACTCTAGGCTTGCACCAAATAAAGATAATGCAATGCATGATGATAGGCTTGATGACTTGATTTCATGGGCTGTTGGTTTGAGCCTTTATAACGTAGACAATTTTCATGTGATTGAAAATAATATTGACACTTCTATTGCTATGTTTAGTGTTAGAGGCAAGTCATACGTTGCGACGCATGGAGATTATGACGGATTTAATAAAGGTGATACGCAGAGACTTGTGTCTGTAATTCGTGAGTTTCCTGAGGCTTGGTTTACCGGGCATCTGCATACGATTGCGGTAGATGAAGTAAATGAAATCAAAATGATAAGAGGCGGATCTCTTGCAGGAAGTGGTGACGATTACACTATTGAAAAGAGGTTGACAGGAAAGGCAAGTCAGCTTATTTGCATTGCAGATGACAATGGTTTGAAAGCATACTATCCAATTTATTTTAAGAGTTAAAGGAGAAATAGTATGTTAAGAAGAAATGATTTGGCAAGGATTATAAGCGATAGATTTGCACTTAGAGGTGGAAAACGCATACCAATTTATCTTGGTGAATGGATGATTGATTATGTTTTTGAAGCAATTAAGGTTGGCATTATTGAGGATGGCGTTGTGAACATCAAGAACTATATGACTTTTAGAAGAGTTGATATTCCAGAACATGAACATAGAATGCCAGACGGTACTATTGCCACAATACCGCCTAAATCAAAAATTAAAGTTGAGTATAAACCAAACTTTTTAAGCGATATAAAGAATGAAGAAATAAAGGAGTTTGACCGTGGTAATAAGAAAAGAATTTGAAGACATTGAACATTTGGTTGATGAGGCTCTTAGTATTGATTGTGAATTTGGTGTTTCGTTTATTGCGACATACGAAGATGCGGCAATCATTTTAAAAGAAGTGCTTAGTTACGACGATGAACTTGTGCCATTTAGTGTTGAAATTGGTGACCCGTCATTTGATGGTTATGATAAGGAATATATTATTTCGGTAAATAATGGAGAAGTTTTTTGTGAAAAATTTTATCGTAAGGACAGATATCTTTATGTAGACGAGGGGATTAATTTTGTTCTTCCAAACTGTACAGATGAGTGTATGGCACACATCAAGAAGAGCAGAGAGGATTTTGTTGTGAAAGTTGATTTTGATGACGATATAGAACCGTGTAATTACTGCTCTACTCATTATTGCGATAAGGGTGTTATTCGTGATGAAGACGGAAATATTATTTTTAGTCTTACATTTGGCGATTAAATATTAAGGATGTGATTTGAATGCCAGTAAAGATGAATTCACGAAAACCCAAAGGGAATGTCTATAAGTGTGCATCGTGTGGAATGGAATACACGGCATTAACAGGGAATTTTTATAAATCATCAACAAAGTCTCCTCTTTGGCTGGCTAATAATGGCTATGTCCCGATTTGTAAAACATGTATTGATAAATTTAAATCTGTCATTGCTGATAGATATAAGTCTGAAGAATATGCAATGAAGGTAATATGCCATTATATGGATTGGTATTTTAGTGGCGATGCTTTTGCCTCTCTTGCAAAAAATGCGCAACAGTATACGCCAGGTATGTATTCACGAATTGTTAATAACAATACACAATATAAAGGTAAAACTTTTATTGATAGCATATTTGATGGTGAAATATCTAAGACGAACATTGTCGCAGAAAAGAACGGTACTGCTCCCGGAGAAATGTCTCCGCCTACTGTAAAACCACTAGAAGTAAAATGGGACGACAAAGACGAGAAAAATCGTCGCTATGTTATTGAGACGTATGGATACGATCCCTTAGAGGATATGTTTGATGCGACCGTCATGGATAAAAAGTACTGCTATAATGCTTTAAGTGGCTATTGCGATACGGAGGGAATATCTGAAGATGGGCATAAGATGATGTGTTGTGTCAGCATGGTTAAGACATTCTTACAGATTAAAAAGCTTGACGATGAAATAAACAAAATATCAAATGATTTTGAGATTGACGATGCTAGGCTGAAAAATCTTATGGCATCTAAAAAACAGGCGCTTGATACCATTACTAACCTAGCTAAAGACAACAATATCTCATCCCAGTGGAATAAAAATATACGTGCTGGTCAAGGCACGATGTCCGATAAAATAAAGGAAATGTACGAAAATGGGTTTGACCCATCTCGTGTAAATCTTTTTGATATTAAGACTTGTGAGTCTATTCGTCAAACGGCAGACCTTAGTTTTCAGAGTATTATGGAACAATTGCGTCTTGACGAAAATGATTACACGAGAGTCATTTCAAATCAAAGAGAAATGGTTCGTGAAATGACGGATGAATTAGATAAATTAAGAGAGGAGAACAGGCAGCTTAATAACGAAGTTCTCTTTCTTAGAAATGGTGGTTCTAAAGATTGAGTATTGAAATTTTTGTGCCACCTACGGATATTGAATTATCCCAAAAGAAACTAGACGAATATCGGAAGTGGGCTGATATTACAAATTGGGGACGGCGAAATCCAGTTCGTTTTGCTGAAGAATTCTTTGGAACACAGTTAATTGATTTTCAAAGATATATCTTCCAAGAGAGTTGGTGGCGACCATTCTGCCTGTGGCTTTGCTGTCGAGGTACGGGTAAGGATACCGACGGCGCAATAATGTATATGACAAAATTGCTCTTAATCCCCGACTATCACTTACATATATCATGTAATGCATATGCGCAGTCTGTTGATACAATGAACAAGATGCGTGATATTGCCTATAAAAGAATACCCACATTTGCTTCTCTTACTGACTTGTTTGCAAGAGAGGTGGATAAAACTGGATCTAATTCAGAGACTGGTTTTATACAGTCTCCGCCAGCACACTTTAGACTTTTTAACAATTCTGAATGCCAAGCACTCTCTTCTAACCTTGAAACAATCCGAGGCAAGAGGGGTGGCGTTTGGTTCAACGAGACGGGTTGGAAAGACGCTGAGTCGCTTTCGGTAATTGAAAACTTTGCAAACGTTGATTCAAGTTTCTCGACTTCAACGCAAAGTGTGGTTTATACAAAACCGCCTCAAGTACCAATTCAGCTTTTATACACATCTTCTGCCTCTTCAGTAGACACCCCATTTTTTGAAAAATATAAGTTGTTTTTTGAAAAGATGTTAATTGGCGATGATAGATATTTTGTTTGCGACATAGACGCATACGATGTATTAAATCATTCTACTATTAATGGAATTAAAATCAAATCTCATTTGTCTGAGGCACGAATTCAGAAGGACGTTGAGGATAATCCCGATGCTGCCGACAGGGAACTTTTTAATAAGTTTAGACAGGGTGGCGGAAAAGATGCACTTGTTGAATTAGGCGAGATAATGAGAAATAGTGAATATAGAAAGCCAGTCCTGTTTAATGATACCGGGAAAAGGAAATTTATATTCTCTTACGACCCGGCACGAAACTTTGATGGATCTGTATTAACTATTGCGGAAAAGATTGAAGAGGAAAGTAAGGATAAAAAGTCTAACAAGAATATTATTTTCAGAGTTGTTTACTCAAAAGAGATGGTGGATAAAACTTCTAACAGAAAAGCACCGCTCGATATGGTTGAGCAGTTAAAGATTATCAGACAACTGATGGTTGATTTTAATGGCGAGGCTGAAGATTGGGAAAATATACTTGAATTTAATATTGACGCTGGTAGTGGTGGCGGTGGTGTATCTGCTATCGCAGACCAATTATTACTGCCCTTTAAAGATAAAAAGGGAATTGAGCATATTGGAATTATAGATCCAGAGCATAGTGCATACGAGACTGCACGAAAAAGATATCCTAATAATAAGCCAATTGTGAGATTGCGTGAACCTAAAAAAATGAAGACGATTATGTATGACAATCTTGCAAAGATGATTAAGCAGAACGTCTTTAAATTTACTTCATATGACGGGAAAGATTATCTTCTTGTTGGCGATGAGAACGATAAGAACGGCGAGTTTACACAGGTATTCTTGACCAATGAAGAAAAGGTTGCTCTACAAACAATTGAATTAGGCAAAACACAGTTGTCTTATATCGTTAGGTATGACTCCGCCAATGGTGGAGTTACTTATGAATTAGCAAAAGACAAACAAAACAAAATGCATGACGATGCTTCTTATACGTTATGTATGCTTGGATACTCGCTATCCATGATGAGGCGTGGTCAGATTGTAGATAAAAAGCGAGAGGACGAATCGCATAAGAATTTCTTATTTAGTAAACGTCCAAAATTAAAATAGAGAGGGGGTGCGTGGTATCTCTGACAATATTGTTTTAAATGAAAAGATGAACCCAGATTATTGGAGATTTCAATACGAGAAGTTAAGGAAGAATGTTCTTGAGGACTCTTATAAACATATTTCTTTTAGAGGGTTCTTCTATAAAAAGTTTAAAAGGGAAGACATCGAAAAGATGTTTACACATCCATACTCTTATGAGTATAGCCTTAGAGCATTGAGTAGATACCTATATATTATATCTCCTCACTATAAGAGGCTGATTAATTATTTTTCTCAAATCCTTACATATAATTATACGGTTAAGGCTGGTAAGGTTTATACAAAGAAAATCGCAAAAAGTAAATATAAGAATAATTTTTACGAGATTGTAAACTTTGCTGAAAAGATGAATCTCAAAAGAGAAGCGGAAAAAATGATTCGCATTGCTCTTAGAGATGGTATTGCAGTTGGCGTGATGGCATATGCCAGTAAATCACAAAGCGGATACTTTATACCGTTTGAGCCAAAAGGAATCAGAGTAAGGTCTATTGAGGACGGGGCTTATATCCCGTCTATTTATTTGCCTATGTTTAGTGGCAATGAAGATTTACTTGATGGATATGGGGCAGATATTGCCAAAGCATATAAGAAATATAAGGAAAAGTTAAAGAATGGTAAGACAATTACCGAGAATGATATGTGGTATGAGTTTAAGAATGGTTTTGCTTTAGTGGCTGACGACACAGATCCTTATCATTTCTTGCCTTATTTTGGCAACCTCATAATTGATGTGCTACGGCTTAAAGATGCTCAAGATATACAGGCACAACACGATGAAAATTCAAATTATAAAGCACTGTCTGCAAAAGTTGATACCGATGACGATGGCGTTCCCAAGATGGCATTCAAGGATGTTAAGGAATACTATGACCAAATGGCGAATGAATTGCCTAATGGTATAGGATTACTTGTATCTCCTTGGACAATTAGTGATCATTCATTTCAAGAAAGTGCTACTGCTGACAGGGATGCTGCCCTATCTGCCGTCAATAATTTTTGGAGAAGCGCTGGAATGCCAAACACGCTTATGGGCGGTGGAACGCTTACCACTGCGAGTGCAATGTTACTTGCCGTTAAGCCCGATGAGGCGTTATCGTTTTCATTGCTTGGGCAGTTTGAGAAAATAATCAATCGTATAATTAAACTTATGAATCACGACTACTTATTTAAGGTGTCGTTTCTATATCAATCAATTTTCAATAGCACAGAGGTGCAAAATAATCTATCAAAGGGCGCACAATATGGGTTGCCTGTAAAGATGGATTATGCCGCTTCTCTTGGGCTTACACCTTGCGAGACTGTTGGGGCTTCATATCTTGAGGATGAAATCCTTGGCTTGTCTAGCAATGTTTGGACTACACCACTTGTATCCAGTAATACACAATCTTCTTCTACTGGCGATGATGGTGGCAGACCAACTGCTGAAGAAAGTGGTGGCACTGTCGGCGAGGCTGGAGAGAAAACTAGGGATAATGATAGTAATCAAAATAGATAAGGGGGATTTATGAAGAAATATATTTATGTTCTGGATAAAGAGATTGCCCTTATGTTGGAGGACGATGGATTAAAACCAATTACTACCATGAATAGCGGTACAGCCACAATCTGGGTTTTTGAAAACATTGGGCAAAAATTTTCAAAAGAAGATTCTCAGAAAGTTTATTTCTCCAATACGCTAAGAATGTGTTTCTAATGGAAAGGGGGAATAACTAAATTGAGTGAAAAGCGAATGCGTGTGTCTTTTGATACACAAAAAATTGAAGCGCTCAAAAAGCTGAATGATGAGTTTATGCTCGTAAAAATATATGCGATGGCTCCGGGCAAAAACAGGAACATGACATATATATCTAAAGAGGATACAATCGAAGCTATTCCGAGCGCATACTATTGCCCTGTTATTGGTCATATCAGAGTGTATGTTGACCCCGATGGCGTTGAACATCCTTACATGGGAAGCCACGATTTTGATATAACTGATGATTGGGAAATTAAAGATGTAACTAGACCGTATGGTGTTATTATAGATGGTTCTGAAGGTTGGGAAACAATTGATGAACATGGAAAGGAAGTTGAGTATCTGACTTTTGACGCAATTCTTTGGGTAGGAAGATACCCAGAACTTGAACAGACTTTCTATAGTGATGAAATATTGTTTAACCAATCTATGGAAATTAATATCAAGAATTATCGACCGCTTGAGGAAGATAGTAATTATTGGGAGGTACTGGGCTATACGTTCAGTGCTTTTTGTTTGCTTGGAAAAGCAGATGAAGATTCGACGAATGGACATACAGATAAAGACGTTGAGCATTCAGAACCAGCGTTTATCAGTGCAAGGGTAGAACCATATGCGTTTAGTCTTGATGAATTTAAGAAAGAGTTTTCTCTTCTTAAAGATAAAATCAGCGACTACATGTACAACTTTAAAATCAACTATGAAAAAGTTGACACGTTTGCTGATGGAACTGTAAACGAAACTGAAGGAGGCGAATCTATGGCAGACGAAACCAATAAGATTGTTGACACTGCCGTTACTGATTTTGAGGAAAACTCTGCTGAAAACGAGAACGTTGAGCCTGTAACCGTTGAGCCAACAGAAAACGATAACAAGTTTGAAAATGGCTCTGAGGAAGGAGCGGCTGAAGTGACCGTTGAGGAAGAGCCTACCGAGAACGGTGCGGAAGAGGGAACAAACGAAGAGCCTACCGAGCCAGTAGAGGATGCGCCTGATTATGAGGCGATGTATAACGAGATGAAGAGTGCTTATGAGGGTGTTGTTACAGAATTTGAAACTTATAAATCTGCTCATACATACTCTAATGACGAATATCAGACTCTCGTTGAGTACAAACAGAACAGGGAAAAAGCGGACAGGGAGTCTGCTGAGAATGAACTGTTTGAGTCTTTTGCTGACAGGATTGGCGAAACAGAGGAATTTGATGCCCTTAAGGCTGATGCGTCCAAGTATAGTATTGACGATTTGAAGATTAGACTTTATGCAATTGTTGGTATGCATACTACCACCGTTAAAGATGAAAAGAAAGACGGTGTTATTAAGTTTGGACTTGGTGGCTTTGAAGAGGGCGAGAAAGAAAAAGATCCCTATGGAAATGCTAGGGAATATTACATGTAATGGAGGGAATTAAAAATGGCTAAACACGCAATTGTTAGAGTCGATGTTGCGCTTGGTAATAACGCTATGTCTGCGGTGAAGAGTGCTATGTATTATACAACCTACACTGCTTCTACTAAGACGGAGGGCGCAATTGATAATGCGAATATTGTTGAATTGAAAGATGAACTTGTAGATGGCGACAGAGAACTGATTGTTGCTACTACTCCTACTGCGGCTTCTACTAACCTTGCAATCGTTACGACTCCTGAGGTCGATTATGATGAGAGAAAGACCATTGAGGATTGGGAGAATGAGGCTGGCACTCCTATCCGTGTGCATCTTCTGAGTAAGATGGTTGGACAGGTATTTAGTGCTACCGCAGAGGCTTTTGATAAGACCCCTGCAAAGGGTGACATTGTTGAGGCACAGGCTGGCACAAAGATGAAGGTCGTTAAGACTGCTACTTCTGGATCTACTCAGATTGGCGTAGTTGTTGACGTTGAAGATGTAAATGGAATCACTTTCTATGTGGTTCGTGTCTAATTGGACTCTATAGAAAGGAATGGTGAAAATAATGGAAAGAAAAGATCTCGTAAGAATGGCAATTGACGTTCATAACAAGACTCCTCAGGGCAATTATTCCCTTGACGAGATGAACGATATTCTTAAGAAAGCCGTATTTGGTAAGGATTATGAGAACTATATTGAGAATGGTAAGTTTGATATTTATAGGGCTACCCGTGACGGCAAGATTGATTATGCTCTGATTGAGCAGATTATTACAGAGGGTACAAAGAGAACGCTTGATGCCGCTTCTCCTCTGCTTGGTTATATCGATTGGCAGAATTACGCCGAGGGCGACACTGGCGAGTTTGAGATTCGTGACGGAAATGAGAAGTTCTACATTTCTCGTATTGCAGAGGGTACACAGGGTCTTCGTAGACAGAGACTGTTCGGTGGAAAGAAGGTTACTATTAAGCCCGTTCTGCATGGTGTAAAGATTTATGAGGAACTTCGTAGAATCGCAAGCGGTCGTGTAGATTTTGGTCATATGATCGACGTTGCTATCAAGTCTTTTGCGGAGCAGAGAACCCTTGAGGCTTATAAGGCGACTAAGGCTGTCTTTGATAATATCTCCGATACAAAGTATTATCAGAGTGGTACGTTTGACGAGGAAAAGATGACGCAGCTTATTGACTTCATCGAGGCGAAGACTGGTATGAAAGCGTCCATCATTGGTTCTAAACAGGCTGTTCGTAAGATTACTGGTGTTAGAGGTTCTGATTCTAATACTGCAAAGGAGCAGATGTTTGCAATGGGTTATTATGGACAGTTCTACACGACTCCTATCTATGTGCTGAACAATGTTCTTGATGACAATGATCAGTTCCTGCTTCCTAATGACCTGTATGTCATTGCTGGCGATGAGAAGTTTCTTAAGGGTGTTGAGGAAGGAACAACTCTGATTATTCCGGGCAATCCTCTTAACAACGCCGACCTGTCTCAGGAATGGCTGATGGCTCAGAGATATGCTATCGAGGCAATTATTGCTTCCAAGAACGGCGTATATAGACTTTCTTAATTTGTGTTTATTGGGGACGGTGTGAAAGCCGTCCTCATTTTTTGAGGTAAAGGAGAATTAAATGGCAACTACTAAAACAAGGCAGAAACAAACAGAATCAAAGGCTGAAAATGTAATTGAAAAGTCACAGAAAAAAACAGTTCAGAAAAGAGACACAAGAATTCCTCTTGATGTAGAAGTGCCTTGCGTTTGTAATGTTAAAGGTGGACTTATTTACACAAGTACACGAAATGGCGGAATGAACGCAGAGTGGTCTGAATTTGGTGAATTGCAGTATCTTGATATTAGGGAACTTTTATTGATGAGAAATAGTCAGAAGAGATTTTTTAACGATAATTGGATTTCTCTGAAAGATACGGACGACGGCGAGTATACCGCTGATGAGATTTATAAGTTTCTGCGTGTTGATGATAAATATGGTGACTTTTACGATGCCGACAATATCGAAACATTTTTTGATTTAAACGAGAAGCAGATGGCTGATAAGGTTTCTAAAATGTCTAGGGGCATGAAAGACCTTGTTTCTGTGATGGCACTCGACAAGATTGAAAATGATGAGATTGACTCTGTAAAAAAGAGAAGGGAAATTATAAAAGTACTTGGACTTGAAATTAGCGAGGATGAATAATGGCAACGACATACTCTTATATATATGAAGAGTTTTTGGATAAAATAACAGATCCAGATTTGCTGTTATTGGCTGAAGATGACCAAGAAGCTACTAAAAGGGCTTATTTGGAGTACGCCGTAAGAAAGTGTGCAATGTATGTTGCACCTAAATTTGATTTGAGCAAACGAACCATTGTTGAAATTACGGACGAAGAAATCCCCGTTGATGATGGGGACACTCCTCCGACGGTTGTTGAAGAGTTGGAAGCGTTTGAGGATGATTTAGACAATCATGTCGTTGTAATGCTTACGGAATATATGGTTGAGGCTTGGTTGAAACCCTATTTAAATAATGCGGATTTACTGCGACTGCATATGAACACTAAGGATTTCAATACAACATCCCCGGCGAATTTGGTCGAGAAGATTGGGGCAAGGTACGATGAGGCTAGACGTAGGGCTAGGTCTTTGAGGAATGAGTATACATTTATTATTAATAGCATAACAGACCTCAGTACCAGTAAAAAAACATGACGAGTGTTTATGGAGAAATACCCAATGAAAATTTATCGCAGTATTTTAAATATCTTGTAGGAAAGACATTTAAGATTTTACCTTTATACGAGGAAGATAGCACTACTCTCCCATCCTATCTCAAATCATATCAGCGTGAACTGATTGGTGATTCACGATTATTTTCTGAACTTAGAAATGAGCCAAAATTTATTACCTTATTGGCAACGATTGAGTTTCTTGTTAGTGGTGAATATGATCATGACGTTTGCAAGTCTGAAGTTTTGAAATGTACTAACATAATCAACGATATTAATAAAAAATATTTTAGGGGGTGATTGTGTGGGTAGATACGAGGCTCGTGTTTTATTAAAAGGAAGGACAGAACGAGATAGACGTATTTCAAGAATGCGAGATGACATGCTTGAAAAAATTGTACACAATCCATCCTATAAGCCAAATGCGCTCATTACAGATTCTTATGGCGAAGAGCGTCATGCTGGTCTTGTAATCAATCGTGGCACTCAAGAATATTATAAAGAATTTGAGGCTCTGCCTAATACAGAGATTTATGCCGGGGATTATGTGCATTGGGGTCGTGGAATTTGGATTGTCCAATCTTGTTCGACAGATGACGAGATATATAAACGTGGTCAATTGTGGCAATGTAACTGGCTTATGAAGTGGGAAAACGATGACGGGGATATCGTTGAGAGATGGTGTTTTGCGTCGAGCGCATCCAAGTACAATGAGGGCGTTGAACAAGATAAAGTTTTCACTCTTGGTTCTGACCAGTGTAAAGTTTATATGCCAGTAGACGATGAAGTGCTTGCTATAACAAAGAAAAAGGAAATGCTTTTTATCATTGACAATGCGATTAAGGGGCAACCTCGTATATATGAAGCACACAACCCGTCTAATGTATATTCTACGTTTGATGTTCTTAAAGATGATGATGGAAAGTTACATGGCGTGACTGACTGGATTCTCAAAGAAACGACATGGACTCTCACTGATGAGGAGAGGGAATTGGGTATATGTCGCCATAAAAAGGTGGAAGAAGAGCCCACTCCTGTTGAACCATCTGATATTATCGGTGGCGATACTCTTCCGCTGACAAAGGCAAAAACCTATTCTGTTAACATGGATAATTGGGACAAGGACTATTTTTGGAAAGTTACTTGCGCATATCCTGTGATACAAGAAGTTGACGGTCAACGTATAAAGGTACGGGTCGATGACAGGAATGCTATTGGCTCATCTTTAAAAATTGAAGTTATAAATTACGGAACAGTCGTTGCGACTAAGTCCGTTGAAATAAAAGGAATCTATGGTTAAGGAGGTGGTGTTATGGCGAATGGTAGCAAGTTTATCAATGCCGTTAAAGATGCCGTCATTGGCGAAATCATTAACGATGATACAATGTTTAAGCTGATTGACAGCCCTGATATCACTTCTTTTGAGGATTCTGAGAAATTAATAGGAACACACATCTTTAGGTTTGGAAAAAATCCAACCGTTGTCGAAAAGGATATTACCTTTATAACGATACAAGTGCATACAGATAAATCAATTAATTCGTGGACACGTATAGTACCACAAATAGAAATCACAATATACTCTCATGATAATCATATGAATCTTGATACTAAGATTTTCCCTAATGTTACTGCAAATCGCAATGATTATATATCTGAGTGGTTTGACAATAAACTTAACGGTGTTACAAAGATAGGAAGTTTTAATCTTACATCAAAGTTAAAGTTAAAACGAAACCATGAATACTCATATACAAAACCCGACTGGATGATGAGAAACATGATTTTTGAGGGGGAGGAAATGAGTATTGATTTGTGTGCCGAAATGAATAAACACGTTGATGAATAATGTTGACGAATTAAAAGTTTTTCGTGGCAAGGATTTTGTCGTCAATGACTATCTGTCTATTGAACAGAAGACATTAGATGAAATCTGCGATTTTGGGGAAAAGGAGTATTTTGGATATGTAAGCACATTTTGCAGTACGCCCAGCGACATGATAGTCGAGTTTGAGCAAAGCGGAATTGACTTTATGAAAATTAGTGACTGGGAATTTTTTACATCCTATGGTATATACAGAAGCTTTGGAAAGACAATAGGCGACTTTATTTTTAAAGGATTTGATTTTACAAAGCTTGTACCTTTTCAAGGAGAAGATGAAAAAATCTATCTTGTTGGTTATCCTTATTATGAGGGAGTTGACCCGGACGGAAAGCCGTATTTAATTTCTCCGTCTGATTATGAAGAATATGGAGACGAGGATTTTAAGTTGAAAATCTGTGGATTAGACTGTGACGATATTGATGCGCAGATAATATTTACAGAGGATGATTATTTAAAGGCTTCCCAATATTTAAGGAAAACACACAAGTTTAAATATAATAAATTGAAACCCGGTAATAAGAACGCTCGTAAGATGGAAGTCCGTCTTGCACTTCGTGACAGGGCAAAGGCTATGGCACGAAAAGACAAATCCGACTTATTGGACATGATAAGCGCCATGACGAACGTCGAGGGGTTTAAGTATGGATGGTTGGATGTGTGGAACATGAAAATTAATGCATTTCTTGATGCGGTGTCAAGAGTGCAGAAAATTAAAAACGCTACTCTTCTACTTCAATCTGGATATTCTGGATTTGGTGTGGATTTGAGTAAATTCTCTTCAAGTGAAAAAGAGAAATCATTGAATTGGTTAGGAAGTCTAGATTAGCATCTAGGCTTTTTTAATTGACAAAATTAGGAGGAAAATAAAATGGCTAGAGAAACCTTAAAGAATTTCGTATTCGTCGAGGCTTATGCGGCTGAGGTTTTTGACATTAACACACATGAGATGGTTGGTCATGAATCTCTTATCGAGAATTTTACGATTAATAAATCTGCCGACAAGACTTCTGTTACTGATCCTCATGGACAGGAACTCTGGAGTCTGTATAACAACGTTCAGATGACTGTTAACTATGATGAGTCTCTTCAGTCTCTGCTTACTATTTCGGAGAACCTTGGTACTGCTCCGAAGTTTGCGACTGCAAGCGCCACAATTAATCGTCCTGTCTCCGAGACAAAGACTATTACTTCTACTGGCGTTACTCTTACTTATACACCTGTAAGTTCGGAGGATATTACCGTTCGTGTTACGACTGATGAAGACCCGATTGGTAAGCTTTATCATTATGATGCAACGGCTGGCGATAATACCTTTACTGTGACTGGTAAGCAGATTAAGTTTGCTAGTGGTGTCAAGGGTACGGCTATGATTAACTATGAGAAGGCGATGACTAAGGGTGCAGTTGTCGAGGCTTCTACTGATACAGAGTATCCTATCCGTGAACTCCATATCTATATTAAGGTTAAGGATGTTTGTACCGATGAGACATTCTCTGGTGTATGGGTATTCTACAGGGTTCAGAAAGATGTTACTTCTATCGACCTTGACTTCGCAATTGATGGCAAGCCGTCTCAGTCTTGGAATACCATGTCCAACTCCCTGTGCAATGCAGAGGACAAGAAGATTGCGGCGTTCTTCATCGACTTTGAGAAGGATGAGTAATTCACGAATTCAATTTTACAAGCGTGGGGTGGGAAACTGCCCCACTCTTTTGTATTAAGGAGAAGGTATGAAAGATTATAATAATGCTTTTTGCCGTGTGTGCGGATCTGAATACCACAGATGCAATTGCAGTTCTGAGGAAAGTTGGAGAAAAGTAACAGACACGGCGGAACACTATCAAATCTTCTGTGTGGTTCGTGATTACGTTAATAAAATTATCGACGCTGATAAAGCGAGTAGTCTGCTTGGCAAGTTAGATCTTAGTGGTTCTGACGAGTTTAGAGACAACATCAAAGAGGTTTTAGCTGAGATTAAAAGCAAAGCTAAACCAGTACAAATTAAAAGCGATGTAAATGCAAATGTTAAAGCGAACAACAAGAAGAAGAATGTCAAGTGGAACAAATGATGAGTGAATTATGGGAAAGGAGTAAACACTTATCGTTTATTGTTTTCCCATTTTTTACATTTAGAGATAAAGGAGACATATGAAAGAATCACCAGTAATGACAAAAGCCATTAACTATAGGATTGAGGACGTGGTTCTTGTCAAGGATTTAAAACAAGCGAAGCTATATGCGTCTAAAGGATGTCATTTAGCTGACGTTCTTTTTAGTAAGACGGACAATATTTTTGTATTTGTCTTTTGGAGAGAGGAAACTAAGGATTTATATAAATTATGGAAGAAGGGCGAGTTGAAATAAGTAATTGTACTCTTGCGAATAAACTCGTTCTGCTTATTGGCGAGGGGACAATTGTTATAAAGAGGGCAGAGAATTGCAGAACACTCTGCCCCACCCTCTTCAATAGGAAAAATTATGGCTAGAAAGAGGAAGGTTAAAGTATTGGCACTAGATACATCGTCCAATAAAACAGGATGGGCGTTGTTTATTAATGGTAAGTATGCGGAAAGTGGAGTTATAGATTTGCACAAACATAAAAACTCAGAGGAACGCATAAAGGAAATGTGTTTGTCAATCACGTCTTTAATATTCGATAAATCGCCAAACCACGTTGTTATTGAACAATTGCCGTCTACAAGAAATGCCGATACAACAAGAAAATTATCTAGAATTATAGGTGCAGTCTTTTATTACTGCATTTCAAACAATATTGAATATAGTGAAATGCCATGTTCAACATGGCGTAGATTAGTTGGAATAGAAAATTCAAAGAGAAGCAAAGTAAAAGCAGATTCAATGAATCATGTTTTGCAGAAGTATAAATTAGATATAAATGATGATGAGGCAGATGCTAT